ATAGACTCGTGAATGGTTCTAGTTATCACGTCATCTTGTTGTTCTTTTGTCAATTTTACGAAATTTACAGCGTAGCCACTGACGCGAATTGTCAACTGAGGATACTTTTCTGGATGAGCTTGTGCATCTAATAAAGTGGCTCTATTAAATACATTAATGTTTAAATGAAATCCACCTTCACCGACATAAGTGTCTAATATTTGAACTAAATTTTCTACTCTATTATTCATTATATCAACTCCTCTGCTATTACTTTTTCATTTTTTAATATACTTTTTTGAACATCAATTACAGATTGATTAGAACTTCCTCGCCATTTTAAATTCTCATCATACTGTGCGGCGATAAATGGCCCATCTACTAAAACATCAGTATATTTCATTATTGGACTATTTTTAATTTTATCCCAATAAAAACCGCTATAAGCCCAAATTTTTACGTTTGGACATTCTTGTTTAATTTTGCCGCACAATTCTTCGCAAGCTTGTTCATTTTCTGGCTCAAAAGGATGTCCACCAGAAAGAGTTATTCTTGTATAATAAGGCTTGTTCTTCAATAAATTAACTATATATTCTTCAGTTTCTTTTGTAAAAGGTTGTCCTGCACAAAAATCTCAAGACTCTTGATTATAACACCCTTCACAATGGCAGCGGCATCCGCTAACCCATAGCACGATGCCAACACCATTTCCATTCATTATATCACATTCAGTAATTTTAATATAATTCATAACTATACCTCATCACTAAATATGTTTTACTCTTGCAAAAATATCTGCTAAACGTCCTTGATTTGCATTAGGACTATCTGGTCCAATACCATTTGCAACTTCACCTAAATAGCCGCATAATCTACGAGTGGCATGTAATTTAGTTGCATCATGACAACCACACTTTGGACAACGGAATAAAAATTTACCATTTAAAGTATTATCTAATATCAACTCGCCATGATAGCCGCAATTATCACAATAGTCTTCATTTGTAAAGTTTAATTCGCTATAAAGAATATTATCATACATATACTTAAATAAAGTTGTTATGGCTTCTAGGTTATTTTCTAATTCACTAGAACATTCAATATAACTAACTGCGCCACCTTTACTTAATTGTAAGAATTGTCCCTCAATACGTAATTTATCAAAAGCATTAATTTTTTCAGCAGGATTGATATGATAACTGTTAGTTACATAATCATGGTCAGTTACACCCTTAACTTCTCCCATCTCAAAAAATCTTTTCTTTAATGCTTTTGCGAATTTCTCTGTTGTTTGTTCTTCAGGTGTTCCATAAATTGAATAAGGAATACCATCTTCTTTTTTCCATTCACTTAATAAATTATTTATAAAATTTAATATCTTAATTGATAGTTCTTGACCTTTTTCAGTAGTATTTGACTCACCAATTAATGCCATACAAGTTTCATATAATCCTACATAACCATAAGAAATAGTTGTATAATCAATATCATCTAACATACTACTTAAATCATCTTTTGGTTGTAAACGAGATAATGCGCCATACATCCATAATACAGGTGCATTTTCTGCACGGATTTCGCGGCATCTTTGATGTCTAGTTTGTAATGCTTTTCTTACTAACTCTGAACGTTCTTTTAATAAATCAAAGAAATCAACATTCTTCTCTTTTGACTCAAGTGCAATCCAAGGTAAATTCATCGTAACTACGCCTTGATTCCAACGTCCATAAGTCTTTGGTTCACGACATTTTACTGTAATAACAAAATCGTCCCAAATGATAGTATCAATCCAACCTGTATTTCCTAAATAATTATAAATTACTAAATGACTAGGTATATGAATAACTTTTACATTATTTTCTAATTCTATTGGTAAGTCTGAATATTTATCTAAAATACCTTTTAATATTTCTTCTAAACTTAAAGGTTTTAAACTTCTACAAAGAACTGTGCTATCTGGTTTATCTAAAAATTCTACATTTAAACCAAATCGCTTAATACTATCTATCTCAGCTTCAACACAACCTGGAGTATTACGATTTTGATAATATTTCTTTGTTGTCCAATATGGTGTTAAGAAACTGCGGCATCCCATGTTAGCTATAACTAATCCATCTTTTGCTTCACGACATTTCTTTTCACTTATAATATCTGGTTGCATACGAGTTACTTCACATTCAGCCGCAAGTTCAGTCAAATAGTAGTAAGGGTCAGTTGGATTAACATTTAATCCATCACACATAAAATACAAAAGTTTTGGAAATAATGGTCCAATCCATTTTCCTTGACTATTTTTAATTCCCTCTTTTCTTTGAGTTAATATTTCTTCAATAATTGCGGCTAAATCTCGTCTTTCATCTACCGTCATAGCTTCTGCAAGATTTAATACAACAGAGATGAAAGGTGTTTGACCATTGGCAGAACTCATTGTTATAACTTGATATTGGAAAGTTTGAACACCTTTCTTAATATCTTCATATACATCTTGTTCTACTAATAATTGTCTATCTTCTTCAGATAAACTTGGATACCAACTATATTTTTCTTTTGCTTTTTGTCTTGTTCTTTCAACTAAATGTGCTAATGCGGCAACAGAATGAGTTTGTCCGCCATATTGAGTACTACTAATGTGTAATGCAGTTTGCGCCATTAAATTTTCTCCTGTTGAGAAAGTATGAGGTGGTTCAATTTTTGCATCACCCATTTGGAAACCATTAGTTATCATATCAAAAGTATTAACTAAACAACAATTACTCATTGGTTGCACTGGTGCATAATCCATATCATGATAATGAATTAAACCCTCATCATGTGCTTGAATAATATCTTTTGGTAATATTTTTCTTGCTATTGATTTACACTTTACACCAGCGATATAATCACGCATAGTATTATTTTGTGTAGGTCTCTTATTTGCATTATCGCCGCTTACATCTTCATTAGTTATATGACAAATAGATATAATCTTTTCCTCATCATCGTCTAAAAGTTTTCTTTTCTTTCTTTCATCACGATATAATACGTAAGATTTTGCAACAGCATAACAATTATATTTCATAAGTGTCTTCTCTACAAAATCTTGTACTGTTTCTACATCAATTACAGAATATCTATTTAATATCCCTATTAATGTATTAATGACACTGTTAAAAGTCGGTTCATTCAATCTGAATTGTTCTTCAACTGAATTATTCGCTTTTAAAATAGCATTTTTTACCTTATTGATATCAAATGCTTGTTCAGTGCCATTTCTTTTTCTAATTTTTTTAATCTTAACTTGTTGTCCCATCCGTATTCACCTGCCTATAAAGAGTTAAATGTACTAGAATGGTTTGTACATTCATTGCTCAAATTAACGACAATAGTCGTTTAAAACTAAATTAAATACCTAATTGTACTAATGCTCCAATACCAAGTAAGAATGCATATACAATATATTTTGCTACTATACCTTGTATTATTTCTTTTTTTGTTTGTTTACATACAGAAGCTTTTATTGCTTCTATTTCATATACAGTAGAAACAAAAAGTGCTGATAATACACAATCAATACCGAATGCCATCCAATATGTTATTGGGTTCCAATTTGTAATACTTGGTATAAACCAATTATATATTTTCATAAATACAAAACTACCAAAGAAATCTAGTCCTATGGTTAATATTAATTGAATAAGACAAAATTTAATACTTTTATTATTATCGTTCATAATTTTACTCCTTTTCAATCTCTTTTTTATCTTCAATTTCTTTAATACGGCGTTTAATATACCAAATTGCTTTTTCTAAGTCTTCAATTTCTTTGTCTTTGTATTTCTTACCTGCTCTTGAAATATATTTTATTGCATTTCCTAAACAAAAACCTAATTGTTTATCTTCAATAAAATCAATTACTTCAATCTTACCATCTGTATAATGAGATGGATGATTTACTATATCTTCTTTTTGCATAATTTATTATTTCCTTTCTTCACAATATTTCTTTATATTTTTCAATTCTTTAATTACTTCATCAGAATAAATGTCTCCCTCAATGATAATTTGTCTATTTTGAATATCTACAAAAATGGCATCGTTCTTGTCTACCACTTTAAATAAATAAGAGTTATTAACATTTATACGATATCCATTCTTTATAAGAATTGAAAAATCACCTTTAAATCTTAACATAATATCAACTCCAGAGTATTAACTCTAAATATATTATAAGTTATCTTTTTATAAAAAGCAATTTTACATATCATTTCGCAATCTAATTAGGATTGGGTGTCTTAAACTGTTTTGGCTATTTACACTCATTGCTTTAATTTCGGCAAAAAGTTCTCCATTAGCAATCATTTGCGCTGCTTGCTCTGTTGCGAGCCATTCTCTATCCTCATCTGTTAAACCAGAAGTAACAGAAACAGTTACGCCATTAAAATCTACATTAACGCCATTTTTCCAACCCATAAAATATGGTTTTGTAACAGGAGTAAAAATAGCATCAGAAAGAGGTTCATATTGAGTTTCATGAACACCTATTCCTTCCCAATCTGGATTTTCAAAATCTCCTTGTATGTCAGTGAAGTTCTTGTCATATTTATGAACGCCATTTGCATCGCAAACTTCAAAATATCTCCAACTTTCTGGCATCGTACCATCATATAATCTATTTGGCTCTATTGTTGATACCACTTTTAATTCCATATGCGGCAAACTTTGCTTCATTTTTAATGTATTCCAAGCAGTTCTAGTTCCTGGCGCATATTGATTATTTTTTAATTGTATAACTAATCCTTCTCCACCTGCGGAAATAATTCTATCTGCTTCTTCGGCGAAATTATCAAAGAAAACATCTGTTGCTTTAAAATAGTAAGATAAATAACTCTTGTCAGTACCAAATTCACTATCAATACGTTCTAAACGATCAATGTATGGTGTTGAAGTTAAATCTTCACCATTCCACATAAGCATATCAAAAACTAAACCATATAATTTGTTTTCTTTTTGTCTTTCTACTGCCTTTGGTGGTAAACATCTTAATATTGTTCCTACCGTATTGGCATTAGTTCCATATTGTTCCCAACAAATTTCAGCTAATATAACACTATTGTCAGGCCACTCGTCCATTTCTGCCGCAAGATGTGGTAGTTTTTCAGTTAAATCTCCATATTTGCCTGTAACTTTACTAATACTACGACTACGAATTAAATTATTGCCTTTTGAGTAATGAATGAACATTCCCCAGTCCCCATCGTGCTTCTCACTAGCGATATATTTTTTATCTTTATTATCAATCATATCTTGACGCTTTTGTATTGCAGATGGTGTCTTAGGTTCTGAGTTGTCATAATAACGCATAGGTTCTAACATTGCGAAGTCTTCTATTGTTCTCATCATTTATTTTCCTTTCTTTTGTCTTTATATTATTATTATACTATATTTTTTTATGTTTGTCAAATATTTTTAAGTTTAAATAAAATAAAAGGCTTATTTGCATAAGCCAATTATTGTGTATTATTTTCTGCTTTTGGTCTAATAGCACTTACATAATTATCGTCATTATCAAATCCTATATAATCACCTAAATAATAACATTTTAATATAAATCTACCACTACTTTTTAAGTTATAAAGAGATAATGTATAATCTTCATTTATAGTATAATGTTCTATTCCTTTGCCAGTTCAATTAATGATTACATCATATGGAGTATCTCATATATAAAAAATCATATTAATAGTGATTGGAAATTCATTTTCAATATTAGTATAATTATGTTTAATATAATAATCAGAATTTTCTACTTCAAATCATATTGGCTCTTTAACAAATGCACATAATGCCAGCCTGCATTCATCATAATCTCCTTCTATTTGTACTGAAAAATCTAACATATAGTTGTTATGTTCTTTTTCTTGGATATATAAGAAATTATTTTCTAAAGCACTGCTATCACTATGAACACCATGTATTATATTAGCTTGTTCAGATTTATCATTATAAAAATAATTTCCACACCAAGACAAACTCTTTGTAAAAGTAAGTTGTCTTGTAAGTCATTGAAGTGTATATGTTCTAGTAGTATATAGTTTTCCATTTTCAATGAAATCAGAAGGTCTGATTCTTAACCCATACAATCTAAATGGATCCCCATCATAAAGACTTGGCTCGAAAGTTATTGTTTCAAGTGGAAAATTAATTTTTAATGGGGTGTCATTTGCATAAACATATGCTCCTCTTACTATAGAACACATTACTGAGTTTTGTAGTTTTGTAAAAGATACTGGTTCTACACTAGGGTTATAAAAAATTGAATTGGTTTCATACAGTGCTCCATACATATGTAGCTCGCCAGACTCTATGTGATCGAAAAAAGATTCTCTAATATTTGGAGTTTGATAAAAATTAATATTTTTAGAAATTTGAGGAATTTGAAGAGTACCAGAAGGATTTTGTCCAATACTAAAAGAAACAAAATTATCTTTTGGGTAACTATTATTTTCAACTAATCCGCTTTGATTATATCACTGATACATAGGAGCAATTAAATATAATCCTTGCATAACTGTTACACTATTATTAAAATTAACGCCATCATAATATCAAGTAGAATAAATTGGTTCACAATATTTTCTTTTAATATAAGTAATTAAATCATAATTATTATTAAAGAAGAATGTACAAGTCTTTCCAATATATTCATATTCAGCACTTACGCTTCTATTTCATTCATCAAATAAACATAAGTTTAATTCTTTTTCTGGATGAATAGTGTCTGATATACTATTATTAGGAGTTGATATAGCATCAGGATCTAATCTTTCTATATTTCCATTTTCACTGATTGAATTTATACATCATCCACGAAAAGAAAATAGTTGATCTTGTCATCAATCTCAATTTTTATCATTTATTATTTCTACTCCAAAAGAACGACTATACCATAACTCTGGTTCATTAGTACGAAAGAGATGTTCATATCTAACGAATAAGCCAGAGTTGCCACCTTTATTTTCAGTATATCATCGGTTTTCTGTTGTATCCCAACGTAAAAAGTTTATATTTGAAACATCTTTTGAAACATAAGATTGCGTTCAGATGTTGGTTCTAGTATCCTGTATATGTAATGTAGTCTCTATTATTTTATACATAGATACAAAATTATCTGAAAGAATAAATTTCTTCTTCTCAACTGTTCCTGTACTATCTTCTTCTAATACTACAGCGACACCAACATCATTTAAATATTCTTCAACTTTTTTTCAAGGTGTATAATCTTGTAAATTATCATAAATAATTAATGGATAATAATCATAATTTCATTTTATAGCTTGTTTATAATTATTTCCTGTTTTATAAGTTATATTATTAGTGTAATTATAGTTTGCATCTTGTCTTTGATGATTGTTGTAGTTTGTATGACCAAACGCGCCAAAACTTGTATCATTTATAAAATAATCAGGTATTACATAAAATTTACTGTCAGTATAACTATTAACTGGTCCTTGTGGGAATTTTACACGATAATCTGTATTTTTTTCAAAATCTAATCTTGGACAGCCAACTTTTTGTAATATTGATGTAGAAACCCCATTTTCTACAACACGATAGCAATCTTTTAGTGAAGTTAATCCAGCAATTTCTTCAATTTCTCAATTATTACTATATGACATTTTCTTCACCTCGTATAAGTTTGGTTTTTTGTCCACTACTATCTTTAATTATCATACTTTCATATGTATCTGAAATTATTACTTTAAGATGACAGTTTTCTACAATTAACCCAGTACCTTTATTATTAGTTCTTACAATAGCAATATCAGAATCATCATCTTTTTCGCCGCAAATTTCTACACTTTTTAATTCTAAAATTCCTGCTAACTCTTTTAATCTATTGATATTCTTACTATCATCATATCAAACTACTCGCTTATAAGATGATAGAGGTTGTTTTTTATTATTATAAGCATGTGTCATATCCATACTATCACCTCTATAATAATGACCTCTTATAATTATTTTGTAATAATTCTAAAAAAGTCTTGTAATCAATTATCATTAACTTATTTTCTGCTCGTGTCATACCAACATAAGCAACGTTTAAATCTTCTTCTGTTTCAATAGTAAAATCAATAAGAATTACATTCTCATATTCAAGACCTTTTGCTTGATGAATTGTAGTCGCTTTTAGTCCATTTGCACTTATTTCTCGTACTTGTTTATTAGTTCTACACAATATCATAGGCTGTAAACTTAAAATATATCTTAACACTTCATTAGGTGAAACATTAGTTACATCATGTTCAGTATACTTTATACATTCACAATGACCTGTTAACCAATGTTGTTGAATGACGTAAATTTCGCCGCCTTCTCCTCTACTACAAGTTACCAATCCGTTATATTCGCCTGTATGAATAAAAGATAATATATTACTTGTTCCACCTAAATTAATTGTTTCTCTAGTTGTTTTATAAAAACCAGTAGAATAATCAATTATTGCTTGATAACTACGATAGTTATATTGTAAATTATATTCTTTAAATTCTTCTAATTTATCAAACACTTTTCCATCTGCGGAACGAAATTGATAGATTGATTGTTTTATGTCACCAATGTAGAACTTTTTCTTTGTATCTACTCTTGTAAAAACTTCAAATTGGTCAGTATCTACATCTTGAAATTCATCAACAAATAATGCATCAATATCATAAATATATTCATTATATAACTGCATTACATCTAATAAATATGTTGGATAATCACCAAAATCGTAAAGATTATTTTGCTTCTTATATCTTATATATCTATCTTCAATAGCAATTAAAGTCTTTTTATATTTATCACTTACATCCATATTTTTTGCACCAGAAATAAAGTTATATAGAATATCTATATTTATATTTCTAATTGCCTTATGTGTTAATAAATACTCAGGAACAATTATTTCTTTTAAAATTCTTTTTATCTCAGGTTCTTGAATAATTGCTAATTGAAAGTCATATTGTTTTGCAAACTTATCAAGTCTTGTTTTTGCCCAAGAATGTATTGTAGCAACTTCAACATCATAAATACCCATTTGATGTAATTTATCTTCCATGTCAGCTTTTGCCGCACGAGTGAAAGTTATTGCGCAAATTGAATCATTTATATATTCATATCTATAATTACCTATTGCCATAGTAAGAGTGAATGTTTTCCCTGAGCCGGGATTTGCTTGAATTACCACATTTTTTTCGCTCTCATTTACTATGCTTTCAACCGCTTTTCTTTGGTCATTATCAAGTTTGTCTAAATCAGGTTTCTTTATTGTAATTCTACTTATTTCTGTCATCACTTAACACCTTTTTTGCTTCAAGGGTAGCTTTTCCTTCTGCATTAATTCTATCTAATTCTTCTAAATATTTTAATCTTAAATCTTTTAATTCTTTTTCTACATTTGTTAATGTATATGAATTAAGAAAATCGCAAGCGGCATCAATATTGATTAATATCAATGTACTTTCGTTCGCTTCATGTAAATTTGTAGTATATCTACTAAGGAATTTATATGCGGCATCATCTTCACCATCTGGCTTAATTACTTCATTTAAAGCTTCAACAAAATAATCTTTATATCTTGCATACTCATTACATTGAAAATTAAAAATTGCATCAAATTCATATCCTTTATGCATATTTCCAAAGATAATTGCAGTATCTTCTACTTTTATATTTTTATAAACTTCTTCTGCCGCACGCATTGCATAAAAATATGCTTCAGTTTGGTCTTTTGCTTGTTTAGTTTCTACTAAATACTGTATATACATTGGAATACAAAAACTTTTTTCTTGTAATTCTGGTCTTAATTTTTCCCATATTTGTGTGCAATATTTTACCGCATTCGCGTTATTTGGTGTTAATATCAATATCTTCATTTACCTTAAATCTCCAATTCTTTTCTTTTTTGTACTGCTATTGCATCAGCAAGATTATTAAATTCATTAGTTTTGTGAGCTTCTACCTTTTTAATAGTTATATTGTGAGTATCTTTATTCTTAATGAACAGAGCAACCATTTCACTCCATAAATCTTGATTTTTCACATCTTTTTTATCCGCAGTTTTCCAACCGTTATCTAATCACTTTAAATACCATTTGTCATTAAAAGCGTTGCAACAGTAAGCGGAATCAGATATGATTGATACTTCAACTCTTGAAGACTCAATTTCATTAATCATTCTTAATGCCGTTAAAATTGCCATTTGTTCCATACGATTATTTGTTGTGTATGGTTCATAGCCGCCCATTGTTTCGATTATTTCTCCATTTTCTACAATAACTAATCCTCAACCTCCCATTTCACTCTTAGAAGATCAAGCCCCGTCTGTATAAAAATCTAAGTGTCTAATAAATCTATTTGTTTTATTGTCAATCATATTAGTTCCTCCGAATTTTATTTTACTAACCAGAAGAAATATTCTTCGTTACTTGAATGGTCATTTAAATCTTCAAAACAAATGAGAACATTAAAGTTATCTATTAAAGTTTTGTGATTTATCATCTTCATAATATGTAATAGTGAGTCATTAATTTCTTTAAACTCTGGTAAAAGAGATAATCCAAAACGATGCTCTCTTTCTCTAAAATTAGGAGTAATGATTACATTGTTAAAGCAAGATAATACTATATTAGTCAAACTTCTAATATCGTCCAATGCGTCCTGTTTTGCCGCATTAAACTTCACAGTTATTTGAAACAATGTAGGCTTTGTTTTTAATGTAAGACTTTTTATACTTTTCTCTATTTCTTTTGTTACACAATTATAAATATTAGTTAAATTATCTTCTAAATTTACATTGTTGATTACTATGGTTTCTGTTCTAAATTTTTTTACCTTTTTTATCTTCAAGCTATCTAAGTTAATTATCTTCATGTTTTAACATCTTCCTTTCATATTCTATCTTTCTTAAAAAAGTAAAAACAGATATTGTTGCCCACATATCACTATATGCATTATGCGCGCAACTTAGATAATATCCGGCATCTTCAGCTAAGTCTTCTAGTTTTAACTTTTTTTCTCTTTCTAAAATTCTTTTTGCGTTATTAAAGGTACAATAGCCGTCAATAGGTTTTGTTACGCCATCTTTATCAACGAAAAAGCTAAAATTTATTCCATTTTCTTTTAAAACAAGTCTATCATTTTTTAATCCATGACTAATGATTAATATATCATTCATTGAAATATCTTTTAAAACTTCTCCAAAAATTAAATCTTTTAGACTTTCTAATGGGATACCATTTGTTAGAACAAAGTCTTGAGATATATTAGTATAGTCTTGAAAATATGTTCCTATTGAAGTTGTTATATATTGTGTAATTGTTGTCGCTAATTGATATGTTTCCTCATCAATACGCTTAAATAATGCACCTGAAAATTGTACTAATTTTAATTGGTCAAACTCAATATCTAAGAATAATAATCAAGGATGTTTTTCATTATAACATTTAATTATCATTTATAATTCTCCTTATATTTTCTTAATAGTATTATAGTCAACTTTTTTTGTTTTGTCAATATTAAGTTTACAAATATTTCAATATAAAAAAAAAGACATCTATACGATGTCTAATTCTATTTAATAAATAATATATGAACCTGTATTTGTTTAAAAATAAAAATAATTTATTCATAAGTGTTATTTTTTAGTTTTTATACTCTATCTAGTGTGTCTACCAATGAAGTAACACTTGAAAGGTCTTCATTGCCTTCAGAACCATCGCTAAATTTTTGATAATAAACATATAAATCATAATAATAATAATCTTCATCATAGGTATAACTTAAATTTACTCTTCTTACAAACCCTAAATTTGATACACTAGTACTAGTAGATGTTTTATAATACCCTGTAGCATTGTACCATCCATCATAATAACGAATCATATCTTGAAAATCATCAATCAAATCTTCTGATGTATTTATAATATCAAACTGTATAAGATAAGTTGAACCACTAACTGTTATATGATGAACATATTTTGGAACAATATAATAATTATCAGCAGTTACTTTTCCTGTATTAGATTGAGAATAACCACAAGTTATGTGTGTTCCTTCTACATCTGTTAATGTAACTCTCCAACCTTTTACATTACTTGATGTTTGGTCTACAACTAAATATATAGGGTTAACAGAGGTAATTGATTTATAATAAGAGGTGCTTGTTCCATTGTAACAAATTCTTTTTTCATTACCATTATAAGTTAATTTATAAATACCAGGATTTAAGTTCCATACTATTACATTTTGAGTTGAAATTTCAGTAATTACTTCAGGAATAGTATAACTTGTACCATCAATTGTGAGACCTGTTAATGTAGCAGTAGTAGTTGATGGGTTTGCAGAAACAGAGGATTTTGAGTTCCACTCTGTTGTAGTAGGTAATTTATAACCACTATTGATAGCAGATGAAGTTAAATTATTTATTGTATGAGTGTGAGTTCCTTTACTTGTGATATGGCCATTAATGTCATAGTTTGCATAAGGAACTGCTAATGTTGCACCACTTGATGCTGAACTTGAACCAATAATTCCAGAAGCACTTAATATATTACTATGTTTTAATTTTATAGTACCTGTTGAAGTTATAGGTGAACCAGACACAGTTAAACCACCATTTGTATCATTTTCTATTTTCACAGCTGTTACAGCAGATGTTAAAACTTCATTTGAACCACTATATAATTTATTTCCTTTGAAATATACCCTAGTATTTATATAGTTATTATTACCAGATACTTCACCAGTGCGTTTACCAATTATATACTGAATATTTTCATCTGAATCTCTAACAGTGTTTGAGTCTGCACCTAATGGTATATAACCTAACGCTGTTGTAACATTACTTGAAGTAATTCCTGTAATGAAACCTTCATCATTTGTTAATTCGCTAGTTTTAGTTGGAATTGTAGGCTTATTAGATAAGTCATTATAACTACCAGAGAAAGTTGAATATGTTGTTGTATCAATAGTACCATCATTCTTAACAAGACCACTTGTATTAGACTTTTGAATAAAATTAGATACATCTGGTATGTTTTCTGCCAATGCAACTTCTTTACTATTACTATATAACTTATTATCTGTACCAATATAGACATTAGCATTAGAATAAGTTTGAGGGTTAGCACCTTGAGTAGTAGCACCTACTAAAAACATTTTTGTACTTGCTTTATTAGTAGTTCCTGCTGTATTCTTTGTATCTGTTATAACAAATCCACTATCGTTTGTTAGTTCACTAGTCTTTGTAGGAATAGATGACTTATCTGCTTTACTAGAAATCATTTCCATTATAGGTGATAATGTTGAGTAATAAGCTATATTGCTTGGTACATCTTGATTATATTCATTTTCTAATACTACAGTTCCACCTGATTCTACTTCTAATAATGGAGCGTTCTCTGTAATAGTTGTTTCTACTGGAGTAGCTAGTTCATAATATAGTAATACGCCATTCATAGCAGTTTTGAATGCTGATGCAGTTGTGTAAGAGTTATCTCTTACTTGTAAAAAAGAATTATCTGGATTTAAACCAATTCTTTTATCATTTACATTGGCATAAATATTTTGTGCTGTATCTGGTTTGTATAGACTACATAATAACCAGGTTGCAGTTGATTGAGTTGAAGCTGGTTGTTTTGCCACTGCAAAACCTATTTGGAAAAAACCATTAGCACCAGACCAATTCAAACTACCTAAATCAACAACACCTACTTTCTTAGTATATTTACCACTAGCAAAGTCAATATTATTATAAACTGTACTATTAATACCTTGACCATAACCTTCTAATGATGTTATCGCACTTGGTATTGTGTATGTATCAATTAAGCCTCTGTATGGTGTATAAGGTAAATTATTTACTTTTGCTATCCAAATATGGAATGTTTCATTCTTTGTAAATGTAGCATTATTATTTATCCATAAGCCACTATAAGATGTTGTTTCATTTATTGTAAATGATGTGCCTGTTGCACTAGCCCATACATTTTGCAACATAAAAGTATTGCCTGTTTTATCAGAATAGAAATAATAAGTCCCTTTTTCTAATACAATAGGCGATGTAAAATTAAGAGCAAAACCACCATTAAAATTTTCTAATACCTTTAATGTGCCATCTGCAAGCACTTGTAATTTACTCATACTAATTACACTAGCATCTATCAAATTCGCACCATAACTCTTTACTGCTGTTACTGCACTATCACGAATACCTGTAAAACCTTCTTTAAATATAGTTGGAGTTGTAGTACCTGTAACTAACATAGGTGTAATAGTTGTATTAACAGATGTTCCTTTTACGTGAATATATAATCTTATTCTTTGAACATTTATATCTTCTGTTAAATTTTGTAATGATGTTCCTGTTGTTGGTTGATTAAAATTTATATAATTTGCAACACCTGTTCCAAAACTATTATATGAATAACTATTTCCTGCACGTAAAGTCAATGGATTAGTAACTCTTACAAATACACCCCAGTAATTAACTGTGGTTGTTCCACTTAAAGTTATTGAATTATTTGGATTAAAAGTTATTGTTATACCATTAAAAGTGTCTCCTGATGTAAATGTATTTCCGCCACCATCATTAATACTATCCCATGTAATCAAGTTCTCACTCTTATAACTCATAAAGCCAATAGATTTAATCTTGGCTCTTGTAGCACCACTTGGAACTACCTTTTGGTATGCTATTGTATTGTCATTTGATAACTCATTACCTTCATTAATGTCAATCTTTCTTGTACCATCTGTTTGAGTACTAATACTAATATTATTACTACCAACTAATGTATTATCTTTTAAGTCAAAAGTTTGAACAGTATTATTTATAGGCAATTCAATTTTACTTAAGGGGTTTTTGTCTGCCATAAAATCACCTCTTTCAAATAATAAGGATAGAGCAGTAAACTCTACCCTTACTATGAAATTATTTATTTCTTGTTTTTGTAATTTCCTATCTATTGATTAAGAAACTGTAACTGTACCAGGTTCAGTACCAACTTCAACTGTTGCAGGAGTTGTAGTTGCTGTAGTAACTGAACCTTTAGCAGTAAATGTACCTGTTGAAGTAATTGCGTCTGATACAACTGTTGGGTTAGCAACTGATGTAACAACACCAACTCTTCCTGTAGCTGTAGAATCTTCTAATGCTAAAGTGATTGTAGGTTCAGCTTGTACTGATACTGCTGTACCAGATGCTGTAGCACCAAGATATGTTGAAGAAAGACCATTGTTCTTGATAACAGTAACTGGATCTCCTACTGTAACCGGAGTAAATGTTTCTGTACCATCTACACCGAAAATTTTATCAGTTGATTCACTTACTTTGTTTAAGGTATCTGTATCAACACCAACATTCTTTGTATCTGCACTTGTTTTAGAAAGTTTATAACCTTGTTTTTGTGCTGCTACTGCTGGTGCAGTCATATACTTTGTTGTTGGTGTAATACCAACATTTGCAGTAGTGAATGTTAATGTTTCATTAACAACTGTTGCACTTGCAAAGAAGTTTGTTGCATAACCAGTTCCAGTATTCATTGCTACTGATTTTGTATATTCAATAGCACCTGCAGAAGTTGTTGCATTTTCAGTTAATGTAACACCACTTGCTGCATTTGTTGGAACACTAAATTCTGGTGATGATGTTTCAGTTGCTACTGTAACATCTTTGATACCATTTGTTGCAAAAGTTGTTGCATAATTACCACTATTCTTTAAACCTGTAGCAACAGTTACTTGTGCACCAACATTTGCATTACCTACTGTAGTTGATGTAGCTGCTTTCTTACCAACTGTGATTGATGAACCTGCAGTTACTTTATTAACTGTATCTGTACCATTAGTACCAACACCTGTAACTACTTGAACTCTACCAGCACCTGTTTCAGAATTTGAAGCAAGAGTAATTGTAGGTTGTGTAACTTCACTTAATGCTGTTCCTGATGCAGTTGCTTTAACATATTTAGTAGTTTCATTTAATGCTGTAATTCTATTAAAAGTTCCTGATTGAACTGAAATTTGTTGGTCTTTTGTACCTGTAAACTTAAATGTAGCAGGAATATTTACTGTACCTGAACCTGTAGGTTTTGTATACTCACCAGTTGCACTATTCTTGAATGCTAATGCTCCTAAAGTTCCAATACCTATACCAAATTCATCCCAAGACGAACTATTCCAAATGAATTCTCTATCTGGTTTATTAGCTGCTTGGTAAATAACTAAGTCACCAACTTGTGCTGTGTATGATTCTCCCTTAATTGTAATAGGGTTAGTTGTAGAACCATCAGTTAATGCTGTAGTTGTGACACCTCTATAATGAACACCACCATCAATTAATTCTTTTAATTCATTATATTTTTTATTAATGTCGTCGTTAACTGTTGTTGGAGTTGTATTAACATCTGAGAATTTTGTATTAGCACTATCAGTAATATCAGCATTTACAATATATAATTTACCGTCATAAAATAAATAATCACCTTTAGAATATGCTACACCTGTGTCATAATCCTGAATACCTACGGCTGCTCTTAATTCGGCATCCTTTAATATATAAGTACTACCACTAGGAAGTGTAATTTGACTAATATAAGCTTTTGGCATTTTATTGCACCTCGTATAAAATAATATTTGTTGCGATGTAAAATTGGTTTACATAAAAGTTGCGGGGAAAATTGATTAATTATAAATTAATTTTACTGCAATTTTAAGCCAAAGTTGCACCGCTTTAGTTACGTGTAAAGATTAAGGTTTCGTTCTGAACTGGTTCATCTGAGCACGTAATTTTGTTGTCTCATGATGTTTCTTTCTCATCAATCAATGTTTGAACCGCATTTACGGCTTCGAGAGCTTCTGTTGATTGTTCTAAAGCCTCATCTGCTATTTCTAGCGCCGCTTCTTCGGTCTCTGTGATGAACGGTAAATCAATCACATAAGCTAAACCATCTGAGACTTTTACTCCCGGTACTAATTTACCTTGTGCGTCTATTTTGTAGTCGCTATAGATTAATATTGTACCTGCGGGATAAATTTCTGTTTTGTGTTCTATGTTGTAATATTCTGTTGTGTGGTATTCGATGTTTCCTCCAGTACCACCGCCTCGAGGTCAGTTTGGAACGTCTACAGGGTTTTGTCCTGCGGCTACAAACTCATCTAACCACTTTTTAAACTCTTTAGCCATGTGTTTTACCTCAAAGCTGAATTTGTTTCTTTCCTTACCCAGTTATATTATAGAAAAAAAAGAGCATAAAGTCAATTTTATGCTCTACTAAAAGATATTTAATTGGCAGGGGATGCAGGACTCGAACCCGCAAGGACCCATCGAGGATCGCCACTCGGTTTTGCGTACCACTATAACTTTCGTTACCGCACGGATATATACGTTTGTGGTCTGGAGTACATCTTCACCATATCAATTGATTTAGGTGGACGATTATCTACTCTCTACGGGCTAACTATTGTTATTCCCTCGGTATTCACACATATAATTGCTTATACAGCATTCACCGATATCATCGTCTCCACTTAATAAGTTTCCTTATTAAGGCTCCAAAGGGGTAAAATTATTCTTAAAAGGTTCTAATTTTGAAACTGATACATTTGATTTATATTGTTCTATAAAACTTATTGGAACGATGTATATATCTTCTGTTTCAATATCAACACCAATAAAGAAATCTACTTCATCAGATGTGTAATGATGTATTTTATATTCTCCCTGATTGTGACTAATTTTTCTAACTGGAAGTATTTTTCTATCTCTATCTTTTTGAAGTGTTTTTATTTGATATTTTAATAACATTCCGTTTTTTATTGTTATACAATCTACTTTTGTGTTTTCTAATAATGGAATATATACTTCAAAATCTCTTATTAAAAATTGTTTTTCTACTAAATTATAACCTAATCTACCTTTTGCTATTGTATCCATTTTTACTCCTATTTAAAGACCGCCGTTTTGCCATTAAACTAATCCCCTAAGTAAGCGGAGTAAAACTCACGCTTATATATAGTTTTTGATTAAATTAACGAGTTTTATGATATCCTTTTTTCTTTTTCGCTTCTCTAATTTTTTCACGATTCACCGGTTTCCAATTTATATTATAACCATTAGGAGCTCAAGTCTGTAATTGTTGGATTCAATAATTTTCTCTCTCATTCATTTTTGATTGCGGACACTTTTCTATAATTTCAAACTTAAAATGTTTTTCCGCATCTTCATCCGCATCTCAGTCCGCTTGCATTAGTCGATTGTCATGAACATGAGTTCTTAATGCCGATAAATGCTGCACTTTACGCTTTGCCAAATTATTTGTTTGTCCTATATACTTTTTTCCTGTTTTGCTATTTGTGATACAATAGATACCAGAACTACCATATGCCATTGTTATCACCTCGTTAATTAGTGTAATAGTTTTGCTACAACAGTATGACTTTCTGGTTTAGTCATTTCGCCATTTTTATTATACTTGGCTTCTTTGTCTTTCTTATCAACGCCCTTGAATCCGCGATTTTGACGAACTTCATCAACTTTTTCATTAGCGTCTACTTCATCTTCATATACAAAAGTTTCTTTTGTTTCAGTGACGAATTTAAAACCATCTTGAACTGAAATTTTAACTTCAATCTTATCTAAATTTGAACCTAAACTTTCAACATATTCTAATAAA